CCCCTTTCGGGGTTCTCGCTTTGGGAATCTCTTCCCCAGAGTCCATCATGGATCCCTGTTCATCCTCACTGAGCTTTACGGCTCATAGGCAATGGGCGTCAATCCTCACTGCCGTCTTACGGTAAAGGCAATTGCGCAAAACAGTCAAAAGGAGACCGCTATGCCATCGCAGACATCTCTGGACATTGTGAATGTCAGAAATGCGTCCACTGAGTACAGAATGCACTGCAACGGACAGGTACTAGTGTTTGGTGGGCCGTCTGATCTCGAGATGCGTCGAACGCAAATCGAGCGCAGTTGGACCACCACAGCTAACTTCCTGGCACTACGCCGCCAAAAGAAGCGGCTACCCGATCTCTGGTATAACTATCAGAGGTATGGCCGTTCGGAGTCACCGATGACCTATGTGCGTCGCGACAATAGCTCGAGCTGTCCTTTCCCTAACTGGGATCAGGCCTTCTCGGTGTTTACGACCGTGACACACCCGGGAACTTACGTGGCACCTTACGGTGCGGAGAGACTCACGACTTCAGCAGAGGCAGTCGCCAAGCTGTTCAGTCGTGCAAAGGGAGCGGAGTTCAGCATGCCCGTTTTCCTTGGAGAAGCACGAGAGACGTGCCGTATGGTTCTTGGCACTGCCAAGACCCTAGCGGACACATTCCTCAAACTTCGACGAGGTAACCTGAAAGGTGCATTTGCAACCCTGCAGATGGGAACCCCGACGGTTAGGCTTCAGCGTTCTTTTAACAGGCAGTATGGGACAGACGCCCGGAAAGCAGCCGCGAACCACTGGCTCGCGATGCAGTACGGGTGGAAGCCGTTGCTGGCCGATGTTAAGAACGCGGCTGAACAACTAGGAGAGTTTGCGACTCAGGACGTGAAACGCGTCGGACGAGTAACCTCCAGGGCTAACTATGAAAGGTGGACCGACCAGGTCGTCACGATCGAATCCTCACCCTCGGGCACTGCCCGGAGGAAGGCTAAGATCGTCGAGTCCTATAGGTACACTTGGCTCTTTAGTCCCGCGGAGTTGAATAACCTAGGTTCCCTAGGATTACTCAACCCCTTATCAGTAGCGTGGGAGCTCACACCACTATCCTTTGTGGTTGATTGGATGCTCCCGATCGGGCGCTACTTAGAGCATTTGGATGTTCCTTTGCGATTTAATCACTTAGGGGGTACCGCAGGGTATGCTCGATGGGTTGAATCGACATTCTCGGAGTTTGTCCGAGATGGTGTTGCCGGAATTGGCCCGAACTATACAACCTCCTGGTTGCAAGTGTCTCGGGATCCTCTTGGCAACATTCCCCATTTGGGGTTGGACTCCGTCCGCTTCGAACCCAACCTCGGGGTTCAACGGATGCTCTCCGGACTCGCTCTTGCGAGTCAGGCTTTCAAACGCTAATTCTGGCGTTTGGGACCGATTGATAAGCCGTTTCGGCCTAACCTTCCAAAATCGCCCTCTGGGCGCTATGAAAGTGAATGGATAATGTCCACTCAAGCATCAGTCGTCATCAACGATGGCGCCGGGACCCCTGTGGCCCGTACATTCGCTCCGAAGGGAGTGATAGCGGTCGATCAGAAGCAAACCAAAGCAACCTGGCGTGAGAACGCCGGGCTCTACCTAGGCCAGCCAACGATCGATGAGTACCATTCGGCACCCAACGCCAATGGGATCGAGAAGTTCAAGTGGGTGTTCAAACTCCCGACTCTCCAGACGGTAGGCACCAACGACGCGGGGATCACTCCCCCCGCCGGCGTGGCCTACACGACTCTGGGGATCATCGAGTTCCACCTGCCGACAGCAGCTACCGATCTGGAGCTGTCGCACATCCGTGCGTTTGTCGAGAACTTCGCAGCGACGGCTCAGTTCGAAGCGTCTGTGGAGACCCGTGATGCCACCTGGTGAGAATGCGCCGTCCCGGCGTGTTCGCACCAAGGCAGTTGCGATTTCCGCGGCCGCATCGGCTGGAGCCTTACTAGCGTACATCGTGTACCGCCTTGACGGCGGCACGTTCTGCGTGTGTTTTGGCTTCAACTGAGGTCCCGTCAACCCAACCGTGAAAGGTAGTTCTATGTCTCATAGAGCGAAGGAGCGAGAGTTGTCAACCCTCGAGTCTCGACTACTTGTTCGAGATTTCCTTATGTCCTTGGATTGCCCAAGGAGTCTCACTTGCTGGCTACTATTTGCCAGTGGGGGAGAAGCCGAGTTGGTTCAGCTCGTGAACCTCTCGTGTGACCCAAGTCAATACCGTACTGCAGTGGACTTTGCCGCAGCTCACGCTGCGACGAAGTTCCTTGCTAAGACGGATGATTTGAAGACCGGCATTGACAAAGCCGGGGTTGCGCTTGAGGCTGCAATCAAAGCAGAAGTTCGGTGCTCTGATACGAATCGGCGCCTCCGATCTGAGTTATTTTCTCAGGTGACTGAGAAACGCAATCAGACGATCATGTCTGTGCGCGCAAAGATAGCGAAGATCCTCGGCCCGGTTCCCGACCTATCGTCCCTCCCGGGAGGATGGTCTAAGGGGCGTACCAGTTCCTCATCTGGACCGGATTTATCACCGTACAAAAAATACGGTTCTCGCCTTGATGTTACAGCCAGTGCCCTGCGCTACGCTCTGCGTGAGCTCAGGGACTCACCGATATGGGGGGCGGCGGTTCTTAACGCCGACGGCCCTGTGAGCCTTCTAAAAGAGGCTTTCACAGTCATACCGGGGAACGTAATGCTGACTGTTCCGAAGAATGCCAAGACAGATCGTGTCATATGCTATGAACCGCATATGAACATATGGTTACAACTTAAAGTCGGTAACTATATGCGTCGAAGGTTACGCCAAGCCGGCGTGGACTTAGACGACCAATCTGTCAATCAGCGCCGTGCCCGCCTGGCCTCCAGGACTGGGCATCTCGCAACCCTCGATCTTCGAGGTGCTAGCGATACGGTGTCTACCGAGGTGATCGACCAGCTCCTACCCATAGACTGGGTGTGTCTGCTCCATGATCTCCGTTCGGTGTATACAAAATGGCCTGACGGTGCGTGGAAGAGGAACGAGAAGTTCTCTTCGATGGGTAACGGCTTCACTTTCGAGTTGGAGTCGCTCCTATTTTACGCGATCTGCTCTTCACAGAGTACCGACGTCAGTGTATACGGTGATGACCTCATCGTCCCGACGGGTTCCTTCGACGATTGTGTCGAAGCCCTAGAGGCTTTCGGATTCGAGATTAATACCTCAAAATCCTTTAGCTATTCTCCCTTCCGGGAGTCATGTGGCGATGATAGTTATCTTGGCTTCTGCTGTACTCCCGTCTATCTTCGAACCTTGCCTAAGGTTCTTGAAGACGTCGTTAAGCTCCATAATGCTGTGCTCGCGTTTTCACAACGCGTGAGTTTGCATTATGAGTATCGCTTTGTTGGGATACTCATGAATTGGAGACGACGGTTCCCCCACCTCTTGGGCCCTCCCGGGTTCGGAGATGGTCATTACCACGTAGGCCTGTCCGTCGCGATGGCTGCTGGAGTAGCAGTCAGAGCGCGCGACTGGGTCGAAGGGTGGTGGTTTCACACAATCACGAGAGTGTACGTGAAAGGTGTCCATTCAGTTGATGGCATGAATTATGCTCAGTATTATCGAGCACTTTCCGCTGGCATCGGCCCGAAGCGCCCCCGTAAGTTTGGGGGCCTTATGGCCGCTGATATGGATAGACGGTTCTTCAAGTATCGCAGAGTACGGATTCTGGCCAGTCTGTGGCCAGAAACGCTTGTGGTGTAACACCCACAGGCTTTTGATCTTTTGATCTGGAGGCTCGTTGCCACCAAGTGG